AGATGGCGTTCAACATCTACTCTGACGGCAGCGGCCAGAGTGCCTTGACGCGTATCCTCCAGATCCCAACTATTCAATTTGTTGACTCGTCTGCCTGGTTGGACGATGGCGAAATTGTTGTTGTCCATTTGAGCCGCGATGTGGTGGAACTGGCCTACGTTCAACAGTATTGGCCGATCACCAACCTGGAATGGACGAGCGGCGACGGGATGCAAAGCAATTTCAAGGTGATGACCGTGTTTGCGCCGATGGTCAAAAGCGACTACAGCGGGCGATCCGGCGTGTTTCACTGCACCGGCGCTTAATAGGAGGCTGACATGGCAGTACGAACAACGGCTGTGCTAAAAAGCCAGTTTCTAGGCAGAGATCCGGTGGATCATAACGCTGACGTGGTTGATACCCTGTCGGCGTTGCTCAGTGGGTTGAAGTTTATCACGGTCGATGGCCGTAGCGGGGCTGGGGCCATCACGGCGACCGGGGCGGCTGTGGGCGACACGGTTGTTGGCGTTGCCGGCCTGACCGCTGGTGCGTTGGGCGCGGCTGATGCCTCGTTTGAGGGTACGATCACCGTTGTCAACCAAATCCAGCAGTCGAGCGCCAGTAACCTGAGCGCCAACGATTACCTGGTGGTTCTGGCTAGTTTGGCGTAGGTGAACTATGGCACTGGCACTTTACCGAGTACGTCCCGGCTTTGAGCATGGCCCTCGTGGTGAGTTCAAGACCGGCGATTTTGTCGAACACACACCGGAGGAAGCGCGCGGCTTTCTGGACAAGTTGGAATTGGTCGAAGTCGAGCCAATTCCGGTTGTCGAGCAGCCGCCAACCGCCCCACCCGTGGAAGTTGAGCCGCTCATTCTTCCGGCACCGGTGTTCGACGTGACCGGCTCCACGGTCGCTGCTGTGCTGGCCGCTGTAGAAGCGGGGGCAATCACGGCGGCGGATGCGCTGGCGATTGAAACCGCCGACCGCAATCGGGCGACGCTGATCAAGGCACTACAGGAACTAATCGATGGCGCTGTCAGCGAGTGATTTAGTCTATCCAGACGGCGATCTGTTGCCGGCCATGTTCCCCGATGGCGACATTAACGTTGCCGTGGGGGCATGGCTGGTGGATGCTGTCAGCAAGACGGCTATCGAATCGGCACAGCGCCATTGGGTCTACCATCGCGCCTACACTGTGATTGCCAACCGCATCGCGTCCACGCCATCAAACGAAAGTTCGTTCGATAATCACACGGTGGCATGGTCTGACAGTCGTGTGAAGGCATTCGAGGATAAGGCGACGCGGCACCTGGCAGAGTATAGCCGGCTCAGTGGCGACGACACCATGAGCAGCACACGCCCGGCTAGATTGCGGGTGTACTGATATGGCTGAATCGCTGTGGGTTGGTCTAGACGATTATCTGGCGGCGCAACTGCTGGCCGGCACGGGCAGTGCCAGCGCGTACACGACGCTGGTAATTACTGAGGTTGCAACACTGGCCCAGATTGACGTACAGGACTGGCCTAAACTCTACACGACGCCATTTCAGATTGTCATGTCGTTTCAGTCGCGTAGCCAACCGGCGGGGCATGACGGCAGTAGCACGATCAAGCGCGATGTGGAGTACCTCGTCACGGTTGTCAACGTGGTAGAAGGATCGCCAGCCATTGCGACCAGAAACGCAAAGATTTTGATCCATCGCACGGAAAAACTGTTGTCTACGCTTTCGTTTGCCGGTGTGACTGCGGATGATGGATCGTTGCTGCGAGGGCGCCCCAAGGGCAACGGCGGGCGCATGTTTATGAGCGATGTAGAACTATTTCAGCGGCCTAGTAATAGCCAATCCAATCTTCGGTATGGCGTTGGCATTACGGCCTTTAGCATAGCGGGGGTGACGGTATGACCAGAGCAGAAGCATTAGCGTACATTAGTGCCACGCACGGCGACGATCTACAGGCGGCGGGAGTTGAACTTACCGATACGCCACAAAACCTATTTTACGTGCTGTGGGATGCCATGATCTACGAAAGCGCCGGCGATGAAGCGCAAGAGGCTGAGGCGGATCGTAAAGTTGCACAATTGATTGCCGATAAAACGGCGGGGAGTTAACACATGTCGGCAACATCGGAAGCCAATTCATTAGGTTCATTTTTCGCCGTAGGCGTGCAAAGCGCCAAGGGCACGGCGGCAACCACGCTATACAAATTGATTGCCACCGAAAGCAGCCTGATCCCAGAGTTCGAGTATCGCGACACACGGTTGGAGCATCCCAGCGCTGGTGGCACCACATCATGGGCGCGGGCAAACGCTGACCAAATCACCGGCCATATTGGGCGGGCCACGGTAACATTCCCACTGCGCCCAAAAGGGATCGTGCCGGTGTTGCAGGCGACTGGTTATCAGGTGGCAACGGCGGGCAGTGGCACGCTAGGTTACACGCACACGCTCACGCAGGGCACCGACACCGCCCACAAGTGGATTACGGCCATGTGGAAAATTGACGACAGCGACGGTGCTTATTATGTTCGTGGCGTAGACGGTCGGTGTACATCGTTGTCAATCTCTGTCAACACGGATGAGATCATGGCTACCGCCGAGTTCGGCTTTTTGACTGTAGCAGCCTACTCCGCGTCACAGCCGACTTATGTTGCTGAGCAAGCTGACGAGATCGTACCTTGGGTTGGCACCCGCACCGGCATCGTTATCGGTGGCTACACCGTGATTGAGGTTATTCGCGCCGCTGAGTTCGCTTTCACGAACGCTTTGCGTGAGGATGACAAGGCTTTATGGACGCAATCACGCGTCAATATGCAGCGTCAGTCAATCGACATTCAATCGTCGTTTACCGAAATCAACGTGAGCGATTCCGTCTACGAAGCGCTGTACTTTGGCGCTGATGCTGGCACAAGTGTAGCCACCGCTCCGGTAACGGGCAGCGTTGATGTGGAATGGCGGTCAGCCTCTAACATCAGCGGCACATCACCGCTGATCCCCTACGAGTTTCATTTTATCGCTCCATCGGTTCAGTGGCAACCGGGTGATGCACCAAGCGCGAGCGGTGACGAGTTAATCACCATCGGCGCAAATGGGTACGTTATCGGCGACGTGGCGACCCCATCTACGATCAAAGTTATCAACAACGTGGTGAGTTACTAATGTCTATGAATCTTGAACACTGGCAAATAACAGAACCGGTTAGTCTGTTCGTGAGCGATGGCGAAAATGAACAGGAATACCGGCTGACCTTTGGCACTTGCAGCAATCTGGACATCGGGCTATTCAATCGTCGCCGTGGCCGCGTCTTTGAGGCCATGCGCAAAACCTACGGCGACGACTGGATCGGCAATGACGAGGCGATGGTGCTGCAAGGCGTCATGGTATCGCACGCCATGATCATGGCGGGGCTGAAGCGGGTCGAGGTGCGCACTGGTGACATTTGGGCTGATACTCGCTTGCCCGACGCCTGGTATGATGCCGAGCGCTTTGCGCGTGAGGTTCCTGCCGGGTTGACTGACACACTGGCAGAGGCTGTCATCGCCGCCGGCAACCATCCGCGCCTGTTTGCGCTTACGCCCATCGGAGACGATGAAAAAAAAGTGCTGCGGCTGACCGTGACGCCATCCGCGAGTTAGCCAAGGCAGTCGTAAAGGCGGAGGAAGCGGCCAAAGAGGACAAGCCAAAGAGGCCACCGACCCCGGCAGAATTGCGGGCAAAGGCCAAAGAGGAGGAGCAAGACGGCTTGTGTAATCCTGTATCGTTGGAGATTTTCACAACATGGTACATGTTCGGCGGCCAGCAAAGCGGGTTGTCACCCCAAGAAGTCTTGGCAATGCCGGCTTGGTTGCGCCAAGACTTTTCCACGATTATGGGCTATTTGGCAGACGAGCGGGACAAGGTGAAGCGGAGTAAGCCGCCGAAACCGAAGCCGGGAAGGAAACGCTAGAACATGTTCACCCTACACACAAACGCCCGCTTTGACGACCTGGAACGCTTGATCGACAAGATCGCCCGCATGGGCAGCGGGGAAAGCCGCAAGATTGCCGATGGTGTGCGCCAGGCATTCCAAGAAAACTTTACGCGCCAGGGCAGCGGCGCGGGGCGTTGGCCCGGCCTTGCACCGTCCACGGTTCGCGATCGTCGGCGCCTTGGCTTTGGTGGTGAGCGACCGATCCTGGTGCGGCGCGGCAACCTTCGCGCCGGCTACATCGACCGGGGCAGCCCTGACCACCATGAGCGCATCTGGCAAAGCCCTGTCGGCTTGACGATTGAATCGGGCAGCGCCGACGAACGCATTGCGCTGCTGCACGAACGCGGGACAAGCCGAATGCCTGCCCGGTCGGTTAGTCGATTGGATGACGGGCAGGAGAACCGACTAACCAACATCATCGACTACGTGATTGACCAAATCGAACGCCGGGAATGGCGCTAATTCTACTGGAGTAGTTTGAATTGCCATCACGAGAGTTAATCTATCGGGTTTCGATTTCCACCAGCGATGCCAAGCGGCAGGCGCAAAACGTGCGCGCCACGTTTGAGGCTGAATTACGACAAATCAGCGTTGGCAAGCTGGACACGTCGTCACTCAAAGGGGCGCAAGGACAGGCTAAGGCGCTGGCAGCTGAGTTGGAACGCGCCGCCAAGGCTGGCGATTTAGGACAGCTTGACACCACCGGCATTCAGCGGGCGGTGAGTGAAGCGCAGGCTTTGCGTACAGCGCTAGAGCAGGCCGGAAGCGCCGCTAACAATATTAAGATACTGAGTGGCGGCAACCGCCGTGGTGGTGGCGACGATATATCGGGGATCATCAGTCAATTGCTGCCTGGTGGGCTGGGAACATTGGGCGGCGCTTTTGCCGGAGGTTTTGTTGCTACGGCGGTGATTGCCGGTGTGCGCGAACTTGGTCAAGAGTTAAGCCAAACAGCGCGGCGCGGCGCTGTCTTCCAGCAACTTGGCGATGTGCTAGACAGTTACACCGCCAGCGTCAATACGAATTCGCAGGCAATGATTGATGCCGCAAAAAAGGCGGCGCAGGGAACAATTTCCGAGTACGAATTGATCCTTAACGCAAACCGCGCGCTGCAATTCGAGGTCGCAAAAAGCCCGGAGCAATTTGCAAAGCTTATTGAATTATCCACCGCGTTAGGCAGAGCGCAGGGGATCAGTGATACGCAGGCGCTTGAATTCCTGACCACTGGTCTAGCGCGCGAATCGCGCTTGATTCTTGACAATCTAGGCTTAATCATCAATGTCGAATCGGCCACGTCGAAATATGCGGCCACGCTGGGCAAGACTGCCAACGAATTGACCGCCGCCGAAAGAAAACAAGCGCTACTTGACGAGGCATTTCGCCAAGGGGCCGTGGCGATTGAAGCGAATCGTGCAGCGTATGATAGCGCCGCCACGCAGTTCGAGCGATTCGATGCCAATATCCAAAACCTAAAAGATTCGTTTGGCAAGCTACTAGCAATTATGTCCGCTGGTGGCATTGAAGCAATGGCGAATGCCGTAGCCGCTTTGAATCAGGAATTGCAAAATAAAGGTACAGCAGCAGGCGCTGAGACAGACCTGCAACGTCTGCGGGCAATCCGTGACCAGTTGCAGCAGGGGCAGGCTGTTGCTATTCCCGGATTTGGGCAGATCAACGTAAATGCGCAGTCCCTGGCCGCCGTAGAACAGGCCATCACCGATACCGAAGCAAAGCTGCGTCAACTGGCCGCTGCTGAACGCGTGGCCGGCACATCAATGCAAGAGGCGGCAATGCTCTCTTATCAAGCGGCCGATGCGCACGGGGAATATCAGCGCCAACTGGAAGCTACTCGACAAAGAGAGCAGGCATTATCACAAGAGCGGCTAGCCGAGCAGTCGGTATCGGTTGACAAGGCGCTGCTGTCCCGCGCCGAAAAATCAGTTGATGTGGTAGGCGCTGACAAGGCGTTGCAGATGTACCGGCAAGTGAAGGCTGATGCCGAGGCAGCTTTGTCTGAACTGGCCGCGTCCGGTGTCACCGATGCCACCGAGTTGCAGTTCCGCACCGCCGAAATTTTAACCGGACTACTTGCCCCCTTTGACGAACTGGAAGCGAAGGCCAGCGCCATCGACCTGGGTGCGACGATTGGCAACTTTGACCAAGTGGGGACGGCGCTAGCTGGGTTGAATGCGGGTTTCGTGGATTTTCTGCCTGGGCTGAGTGCGGCGCGGGAAGAACTGGTCACGCTGTCAACCGAAATGGCGTTGACCGGCCAAATTACCGACGAACAGGCGGCGCGGCTGGAATACTTGGCGGCCGTGGCCTATAGCGCGGCAGATGGTGGATCAGCATTAAGCCAGGTGGTTGGCGATCTTGGCACTGACTTTCTTGAATCCAACAGCTATGCTGCTGAACTGGTGAATCAATTATTTCTGGCAGAAGCGGCGTACGCGTCGGGCGCTATTACTGGCGACATTTATGCTGGCATAACGACAATTCTGACAGGCAGGCTGCTAACGTTAGCGCAGGGCGCGGGCATTGCCACCGGCGCAATCTACGCACTCAATCAGGCGCAGGCGGGGTTGGCCTCCGCTGGCGGGCTGGCGGTGGGTGGCAACATTGCCAATCGCATCCAGTCAACGCAACAAACCATCGCACGGGAACAGAACCGGCGTGAACAGGAACGCTACAACCGCGACCTGGCACGGTCACAGGAACGGTCAGCGGGGCGCGCCGGCAAACTGTTGGAGGACGGCGCCAAGAAAGCCAGCCAGGAACTCAAGAGCGCTCTGGATAAAGTGCCGGGGCTATTTAGCGCTTCACAGGTAACCGAACAGGATATGAAAGATACCGAGTTAGGTGTCTACCAGGAGAAGGCCGACGAATATTTGCGTCGTTTGCGGGATGAAGTGCAGAACGGGCGCGATTGGGAGGATGTCAGCATCGAAGAGGCGCGAGCGGGGTTGGAGCGCGCTGGCTTGCAGATAGGCGAAACCGCAGAGCAAACACTGATGTTTTTGGAGCGGGCCATCAACGATAGTTCGCTTTATTCCGCCGTTGAAAACATCCCGATCTTTATCAATGAGGAAGCGGTCAAACTTACGCAGGAGTTGCAGAACAAGAGCGAGGAAGGCCGCAAAAACATCTATGAGTATTTCGGCATCCAGGTTGACGAGGCTGTCGGCGCGGCCACAGGTGGTGGTGGTGGTGCTGCAATTGAAGTCAGGCCGCCAGAGTTCATCGACATTGACCCATATACGGAAGGGCTACAGACGGGTCTGGACGAGTATGTCAACACCAATGGCGAGCTAATCAAGGAAAAGATGGCAAACGCTCCGAGTCTCATTTTTGACCCGGCTATGCTCTTTGATCCGGAGAGTCTCGTTGTCGCCGCTCAGAAGAAAACGGAAGCCGCCGCTGCTCAGTACAAGGCGGCATTGGACACCGCCGGTCTTCCAATGGGG